CACTTACATATAAATCTGCAGAAACCAATTGGCTGTTTGCAGGAATTATGATGCTTGTTGTACTGGTAGTAGCAGCTTGAGTAATAGCTTCGGTTTGTGACATTAGCACAGAACCTACATTAGCCATATTTGTGCCAACAGTAGTCCCTGTGGTATTACTTATCGTGCCCGCTTTTACTGGACCCGAAAATGTAGTTGTTGCCATGATTATAATCCTCCTAGTTTATGTAGATCTAGTCTCTAGGCCGTCGACTATACGCGTCTAGATCTAATTAATAATTGTATAGTACTTAACCTATAACGCAGATTTGCGTTTAGTGCAAGATATCCCTACGGAAATGTATGATTTTTGATAGCGCTTAAGTGGCTATCGAAACTTCAGGCTTGGCGTCGTGTATTTTGGTTTGAATAGTATCTGCTTCAAACTCTTTGGCAATAATCTCTTTAACAATTTCCTGAATTTTTTTGTCAATATATCCCATGTTCAAAGTATATTTACCTTCCTTCAGGTGCTCCTGTTGCCACTCTAGTTCCAAGGACTTCTTCGTAATGTATAGGTCTTTGGTCATTGCTAACCTCCTCATAGGTTATCCATTTACCTCGTTTAGAAGTAAATCCATCTTTCTCCAGTTTTACCTCATTTTTTCCCAGTTTGTCAAGGATTGATTTTTCTATATCTATGGCTGTATCCTTACACTTAACGTTAAAGTCAGCATAATGGCCATAAGCATGAAGTTGTACTCGGAAGTTTTTCATAAGGAATCTCTATCTTTATAGTCGAAATGAGGCAGTTTTAAGGCCGCCTCATTTCTAATTTATTGATTAAGCACCTTCAACGCCATAGATACCTCTAGGGTCTGATACTCCAAATGAGTATCTTTCTCTAGCTTTGTATCTTACGTTTCCAGTTGAGAAATCACCTTCCATTTTAGTTTGGATAGGTAATCTATCGAAATGTTTCATTCCGTTAGGAACATCCGTGATTATGTACCAAGAATCAGTATCTGTTAGATAGTGATTAATTCTGTAACCTTCAGGAATCATTCCCATGTTTTTCAGAGCATTGATATCATTATCAGCTGTTCCAACTCTTCCTTGAGATTTTAACAATCTTTCAGAATTAAATTGATTAGCAGGCGGAACAATCATTTTCATTCCTCGAGCTGCAATTTTCAAGCCACGTTCATCAGTCATTGCAGCAATGTCAATCATTGCTTGCTCTAACGATGTTTCGTTTAAGTCTGCTTGAGTTGTTAACGTGTTTGAAAACACGGGCCCAATACATGGATGGTTTGTGGTAAACAAAGAAACACCGTCCCCTGAATCATAGTTGTCTGTAGTAGGCAACCCTTGATTTAAAGGTACAACTGCTTTTAGTTGTTTAGCATTAGACATCGATCGAGCTAGTGCTTTTGTATAACGAGACGCGAGTCTGTCATACAAGTTATCTTCCATTGCTTCTTCAGTTAAAGCAAATGCAAGAGCTACTGTTTCATTAGTATATCTTGCAGTGAATGTTTCCTGAGCATTGTCGTAAGCAACTGCTGAACCTTCCGGTTTAACATATGCGTTAGCAAAGCCAGATAACATAACTTCTTCTTCAAAAGCTCTGTCAGAAGACTCAGTTACATAAATTTCTTTATGTTCCTGGTCATATCTTTTGTACTCCAAGCCGAATAGTGCATTCAAACCTGGTTCTAGTTCTTTAACTAGTTGTTGTCGTGATATTGCCATGTTTTATATACTCCTATTAAGCTGCACCGGCAGTTCCCGAGCCAAATAACTGTTCATTAACCATTACACGCCAATTTACATTAGCTGCGGTTAAATCGTCATTTTTTGGATCTCGTGAGACTCCGATTATTTTTAATTGTCCAGTAGTTCCAAGTGATGAATCACCTAGTTCCATTGAACTAACCCCGTTTAAAGTACTACCACTAACTCCCGCTATATCTGCACACTTGTAAATATCAGTTTGTGCGGACGCGCTAGCATTATCAGATTGTATTTCATACATCTGAAGGGGACTGTCATAAACAAATGCTTCGACAGCACCACTGCTAGGCGGCGTAACGGAACCAGGATAGTAATTTTTATACGTAGGTTTTAAGGTTGTTGGATCAACATAAAATGTTCCCCAGAAAGCTCCCAAATTAAGAACTTTTGTAGCGGCCATTCCATCTACATACCCAGTCCCTGTGTCGGGTGAACCGACTAAAGTACCTTGATATATAACAGTGGTATCGCCTGGCGAGATCTTGTGAGAACTGAAACCAGTGGAATCATCTTGCTGCCCAACTATTTTTAACGGTCTAAGACCGAAAGCGGCATCTTGATTAGCCATTATTTTCCTCCGTTGTCTATATAATAAAATATAGACGGTTAATTAAATTCGTTGATAGCAGAAATTGTTAAAAAACTATTTCTTATTACCACCGAAGGTTTGCGTCGAGTGTCTATCAACTGTGATAGGCATACTCGGGTGCTGATCCCTCAGTAAATCTGTTTTGACAGCATCGTCAGCATCTTTTGCTTTATCAGCATAAAACTTTTGACGTGCTTCGGCGATCTCGTCAGGTACTCTGGCCAGCAACAGCCCACCAACTCCAATGACACCTGTATGTTTACCAGTTTCAATCACCGGGAAACCTTTATCTTTGTATTCACTAGCTTGAACTAGTTCATACCCAGATCTTAGGCGACCTGAAATATTTTTTTGGTCATCAAAACCAAGACTTTCAGATCTTATCCAACGGTGCCTGAATCCATCTGGCGCAGGCGGAGCATCTAAAGATGACGGCGGTGTCCATACAACTTCATGAGCTTCTTTAGCTCTAGTTTCGGACGCGCGAGGGGTCTTTTTTATTTTTTCATTTTCCATATGCTTTACTCCTTCACGATATTTAATTGTTTCGCATACTCTTCTAGTGGCACATTCAATTTATTAGCAATTGCTACTTGTGAGGATGTGAGTTTCACAGTTCGGCGTCCATCTTTGTACCCTGTACGCGTAGCCGAAGCTACAGTTTGTTTAGGTTTGGACGTTTGTACTGTAGTATTACCAAATTTGTTGGGGAATTCAAGCTTTATTCTTCGATCCAATTCAGAATAATAATCTTCTGATTGTGGATCGTAGCCTTCATCATCAACTAACTTCTTGTGCATGTCAAAAGCGGTGTAGGTCATGGCATTATCTTTACCAAACCATGAATTCTTTTGTGCCCAGTCGGTTGCTCTAGCATCCGGTGTAGGTTGAGGTGGTGCTTGAGGTATTGTCCCTTCACTTAAGGTTTTACGTTGTTCTTCTTCTGCTTTTTGAGTTACTTTCATTTCAGCAAGTCTTGCTTCTTCATAACCCAATTTAGCAATTTCTTTTTGTGCAACTACTTCAGCGCTAATATCAGCCGCTTCTCGAGCATTTTTAAGTTTGCTTTCAGCAGCAGTTAAGCTGGAAGTAATTCGATCTTCCATCTCTTTGACATAACCCGTATCTAATTTAGAGAGTCTGTCTTTAAGAGATCTCTGTTCTCCTTGCACAGATTTTGCGTATGTAAGTGCAGCTTCCCTTTGACGTTCCGCTTCACGCATACGTTTTGTTAGTTTAGCAATACGTACTTTTACGCCTTTGCCATAGTCTTCTAGTTCTTGTTTTTGGTCTTCTTCTGTTTCAGGTTTACTTTCCTGAACATCAGGCTGCTCATCAGATTTCGCAGGTGCGTCATCGGACTTAACAGGCTCTTCACTAGGTTTTTCATCTTTTACCTCCTCTTTTACCTCTACAACTGATTTGTCTTTTTCTTCTGGCAATGTGACTTCAACATCCGGTCCACTGGTGTCAAGATCAATTGTTTTTTCTTCTTTAACTTCTGCAGCCTTTTTTGGTTCTTCAGGCATAGTTTCCTCCTATGTTAATATTCATGCAAGATATCCTCTGGATTCTTGATGGTTGCCAAAATCTCATCATCATTAAGCAACCGTACTTCACCACCTTCTATTTTTATTCTAGACCCAGCGTAACGAGCGAACATAACCCAATCGCCTACTTTACACCAAGGTCCGTGCTTATAACGATCCTTGTCCCGGT